CGAGTTCACGTAGATCGAGTCGCCACTGGAGCCACTCAGGATCGAGCCATACAGGTCAAACGTGACCGTGCTGTTGGGCGGAACCGTGAACGTGCCGAAGTTGTAGGTCTGCACGCCTCGGGCCGAGTACGTGCCATAGGTGCCGACGATTGAGCCGTTTTGGCGAATCTGAAATCCGTAGGTGTCGTCGGCAGCGAAGTTGATGACAGCCGTCAGATTGATCTGCATCGACTTGGTGGTGCTGTAGTTCCAGATCGTGTGCCGGCAGTTGCCCACGTTGACTTGCACAGAGCTTTTGCCCTGCGCAGCCATGTAGAACATGTTCGTGTAGTAGGTGCCGCGAGACCACTGCGTGCTCGAATAACTCGACCAGATCATGTAGCTCGGTGAGCCAATGGAGCGGCTGGCTCCTGCTGCCAGCGAACTGAACGTCTGGAACAGACTGAAACTCTGTTTGACGTATTCGTCTGTGGCAAAGGATGTGGTGAGCACTCGCCCAGATGTTCTCCAGGCTGTTCCGGTGCAATACAGGTCATAGGCCTCGCCAGACGCGAGTGTCACAGTGGCAACCCCGTCAATCAACTCGGCTCCACTGGGATCCAATGTCACCACCCCGGTGCCTGAATTGCGCACAGCGATGGTGAAACCAGCACCCAGCGTGGCAGCAGCGGTCAAGTTCAGCGTGAAAGTCCCGCTGCAATCGATCATCCGGCCACGGTCGCTGGCAACGACGGTGTAGGTCGCCGTTTTGCTGACGTAACCGGAGCCGAGCGAGCCCAGCGTGGTCAAGGCAGTCGCTGGATTTCCGTCTGTACCGAGCAGTCCTGCTAAGTACGATCGCAAATCGTTGAGCGCGGTCTTGAACTGCCCCTCGGTGACCGTCGAGCCTGTGAAATTGGAAATAGGTGGCAATGCAGGCATGCATGTCTCCCGTTCACTGCGACCACATCAAGGTGTTTTCGCCTTGAGATGCAGTTGACGCAGAAACCGTCACGATCGATTCGGTACCGCTGACGTTCTTCTTGAAGTAAAGCTTGCCGTCCGTGGTGTTCAAAGCCAGTTCGCCCAACTGGAGCTGCGTCGTGGTCGGGACCTTGCCCGCCACAGACGATTGTTTAACCTTGATGACTTGAGCCATAAACAGGCCTCCTTTTCTCTAAGCAGAGGGGTTGAAGAAAACTCAGAACGTTCCGCCATCGATGGCAGCGCTTGTGGACAAGGCGTCCGTGATGCCGTAGCCAGCCAGCGTCGTGGGCTTGCCCGTCACGCTGCTCCAGGCGGGGGTATTGGTGGTGGTGCCGGCTGCCGTCAGGCGACCTTTGGCATCCACCGTGAAGGTGGGGATCAGGGCCCCAGAGCCGTAACTGGAAGCGGCGACACCAGTACTGGCCAAAGTGGCTGCGCCCGTGACGTTGGCCGAGCCATCAAAAGCAGCGGACGTCCAACTCACATCGCCCGTCATGCCGATGGTTCGAGCAGTCAGTAGCTTCGTGGCAGTACCTGCATTGCCCGTGATGGTGGTGATGGTCACAGCGCCCGTTGCGCCGTTGACGCTGGAGACTGAATCGGTGTTGTCGATCTTGTCCCAGGCGCTGCCGTTGCTCACAATCCAGTCACCGATTTGCCAGTCGGTGATGCCACTGACGTTGGTGCTACCTGCCGTGGCCACCTTGTAGTAGAAGCCCTTGTTACTGCTGGACGCCGTCGGAATGGTGGGGGTGTTGGTGCTGGCGTTCCAGGTGCCCTGGTAGTTCAAGCCTCCAATGGCCACATCCGGCAATTGCGCCGTGGGCACCTTCCCATCTGCACCAAGCCCTGCCACGCCATTGGCCACGCCCACCGCACTGGTGGCCACTGCCCCAACAGCGGCGGCCGTGGGCAGCGCATGGACGTGGTCGGCGCGTGCGGCTGTTGTGGCCGTGCCGACCGATGCGCTGGCAGCCAATGCACTGGGGGCTGCTGCAGTTAGACCCAAGGCATCGGTGATGCCGTAGCCACTCAGGGTGGTGGGCTTGCCGGTGATGGCCGTCCAGGCAGGAGTGATCGACACGTTGGCTGCAGCGGTAATGCGCCCCTTGGCATCGACCGTGAACTGACCGACCTGCGTGGCGTTGCCATAGCTGCCTGCGGTCACACCCGTGGCTGGCAGAGCGACTGCGACACCTGCACTCAGCGTACCCGTGCCGGATACGTCACCGGTGATGGCGAGGCTATCGGCTTTGCGCGCAAAAGTGCCCGCACCTGCGATCGGCGTGACCACGTTGCCGCTCTCGCCAATGAAGAGATTGTCTGAAACCTCGGACCAAGCCAGTTCACCCACAGCCAATGTAGGTGGCGTGGCGGTTATGGCCGAGCGTTTGATCTGTAGGGTTTGGGGCATGAAATCCCTCCTTGAAGTTGATACCTGAGCAAAATCAGAAGTAGCCAGCGTCGATCACGGCGTTGGGATCGAGCACGCCCTGATCGCCTTTATCACCCTTAGGGCCGGTAGGACCTGGGACGCCAATGTTGGTGAGTACCGTGCGCATGCCTTGCGGCTGAACTCGCACGGTCTGGGTGTCGGTTTGCACCGTGACACCGGGTTGCCTCGGTGTGGTGATGGAAATGCGGATGGCCATGGCGTCTCTCGACTCCCTTCAGCCGCGTGTGATTCGCATGGACACCAGCACACTGCCTTTGAGCAGCTGGGTGCGAATGCCTGCCGGACCGGTCATGAAGAGGTCGTAGACGCAAGCACGCACCGGCAAACTTTCGGTGACTGACGCTGGCAAGGTGATGGCCACCGTGCCGCTGGAGAGCCGACTCTCATCAAAACCAAAGCTCGCCAGCACAGTCGGACTTTCAGGTGTAGCACGGATCTGACCTTCAAAGGCATAGCCTTGCAGGTCCATCACCGCCCCGCTCTCATCGAGCGTGAGCGCCGTATAAAAGGTTTCGCCTTGCGCCAGTTCGATGTCGTACTTGGGGGCGCTCATTACCTGAACTCCTGTTTTGCTGTTTCGATTTGTGCATTCGGTCAATAGCGCCACATCAGTGACGCGGCATCGGACTGCCACATCAATTGGCCATCGCTGACCCACATGTAGTCGGCACTGCTGCCGTAGAAAAGCGCCACCCATGGCCCGGCTGTGAGGCCAACGCCACGCACCCGGATCAGGGTTTGTGCGCCATACAGCGCCGTGACCGCGAAGTTGTTGGCCGAGGTCTCGCCCACCCGGGTCCAGACCAGGTTGGCGGCATACGGGTTGCTGCCCGCAGCCATCTCGATCTGGTAGGTCTCGGCACCCGGTGCGGGCGTCCAGGTCAGCAAGACCTTGCTGTTGTCGGTCGTGGATGACCTCAGGGTCAGGTCCGCGATCAGCGGCGTGGTGTAGAGCGTGGTCAACTGGCTCGTCACCACCGCTGGTGCCGTGACCCCCTGGTCGGCGCTGTGCACTGACGGGTCCTCGTTGATGGCCTCGATCTCGACCTGGTGCAGACCGCGCGGGCGCACGGCAATGACTTTGGCCAGCTGCCGCCATGTCTCACCCCACCCGAAGGCAATGTGCGTGCGCTCGTAATCCTGTCCGGTGTAAGGCACGGTCACGGGATGGGTCGTCAGCACCATCTCGTTGTCTGACGCACCACGGCTGACTGCATAGGGTCCGTCCACGCCACCGGCTTTGGTCCTAAAACCAATGTAGTGGTTGGCAATGCTCCAGGTCAGCGGCTCAGACACCGTGAGCGTTCGGCTTGCCGCATTCCACCCAGTGCATTCGGCAAACTGGCCCCAGGCGGGCATATCGTGCTGGATGGCAATCAGATCACCGAAAGCCGGAATGAAACCTTCCATCTCGGTGGTGAACTTCACCAACCGACGACGGTAGCGGTTGCTGGCCGCCTGATACAACCCTTCGCGGTAGGCCTGCTGGCGGCTGGTCACCCCAAAGAGTTCGATCCTGGCAGGTTTGCTGGCTGCGCTGTCTGGCATCTTGGCCGTGACGCGGCGCGATGCCCAAACTTCAGCGTCCCAGTAGCTCACCTCCACCGCATCGGCCATGTCGTCCGAGGGCAGCAGGTACTCGACACTGAAACTGCCGCGCACGATGTTTCGCATCGAGAACATGGCCACCGGCAGACTCTGCGCGCCGTCGCGCGCGAAGCGAATGATGCCGCCGAGCATGTAGGGCTTGGCGCGACCCGCCTGTGCGATCTTGGTGATCGCCTCCCAGAAGTTCAGCGCCGAATCAAATCGGGCATTGAATTCATCCCCTCGGCTGGCCCACAGTGTGTCCAGCACCTTGAGCCCGGCCAGATCCAAGCGGGCGTCCGCAAGCTTGGCCCCGTAGGTGGTGTTGCGGCAGGCGTCCGCCAGCGCCCAGGCGATGCTGCGCGTGGCCACCGGCGCTGACCAACTGCTGCCATTCCAGACCGGCAGTTTTCGGGTGCAGACGACGTTGATCTTGCGCGAGGCCTGGGCCGACAAGTTGTTGGATGCCCGCATGCGCATCGCGATCAGCGTCACGTTGCCAAAGGTCCGTGTCTCGGGCAGGTAGGCCCTGAGACCTCCCCAGAGGATTTCATGACCAAAGCGCGTGTCCGTCTGCTTGGCATCCAGGCGCCGCACACGCACTTCGTAGCGGCCACCGGTCACGTTAAATCGCTCGGAGTAGCGCTGCGGCGTGGTGGTTTTGGCCGTGTAAAAGCGCTGGCCCAAGACAGACCAGTTGCCCGTTGCTACGCCCAGGTCGTTGACCGTCCGCGCCTCAATAGCGACCGACAGCGTCAATTCGCTCAAGGTGCCGTCAGTTTGGGCCTCATACAGACCACGAGAGAGCACGAAGTCCAGTCCCAGTGTGTTGACCTGGGTGCCTGCGGCATTGGCCACGAAGCCGCCGATGTAGTGCTGCAAGGTGACGTTGCCACTGGTGGTGAGGCTAGCGGTCGCCGTCAGCGTAAAGGTGTTGGCACTGGGCACCGTAGCAACGGTGTAAGCGCCATCGACAGCGGTGCCAGAACCAAAGTCCAGGTACAGGACCCGGCCCACGGCATAGCCATGCGCAGCCAAAGTGACGGTGATCGTCGTACCGGACTGGCTGTAGGTCGCTCCAAGGCTTCCCGCCAGTTCCTGCCCAGAGACCTCTACAGAACTCACCACATTGGTTGGGAACTTGGTGATTGCGCCGCCCGGGGCAATCACCTCGTAGTCGATCTCTGCGAAGTTGGCGACCGGGGTGTCCTCGATGCGGATCGCCTCGATGGCGTATTCCCCCATTCCCAGACACAGCAGCTGGTACAGGTACTGCTCGTTACCGGCGTATTCGACATAGGGCTGCGCAGCGAAGTCGGGGTACGCACAGACCCTGCCGTACTGCACCGGAATGGCCTGATCGAGCCGGGCCATGTTGCCCTGCGCTTGCAGGTTGTAGGTGGGCGAAGGGACAGCCAAACTCGCCGCTTGCTGCGCTGTGGTGGGCTTGGGCGGCGGGATGACCGCATTGACAAGCGCCATACCCAGCATGGTGGCGCCTGCCTGCACGGCCGACACGCCCATCGAGCCGAGCACAGCCGCGCCATTGATACCAATGAGCTCAGATGCCAGCACTGGCGCGTAGACCATCACCGCCAGCATCAGCACCATGCG